TCTTCAGATGTTTCTGTAGTTCTATGTTCTAGTACAGCATTACATCTTCCTAACAATTCCATACAATCTTCTTTAGTAATTTCAATTGGAGATAAATTTTGTACTTCTTCTCCTGTAATATTACTAAAAAATCCTACTAAGAAGTTTACTTTACGAAAATAACCGACTTCTTCTTTACGCGTTTTGTTAAAATAAATGTCTAGGCCCATTGTTAATTAAAAAATATTACTTATTAGTACTTCCAAATCCTCCTTCTCCACGAGCAGTATTACTGAGTTCATCAACTTCTACAAATTCAATCTTTGGATAAGGAAGAACCATTATTTGACAAATTCTATCACCTACATCGTAAGGTTGAACGTGATTATCAACATCTAAATTAGTAATGACAATCATTAATTCACCACGATAATCACTATCCAAAGTACCATTAGCATTAACAATAGCACAACGCTTCTTAGTCATATTACTTCTAGGACGGATATCCATATAATATCCTTCAGGTACTTCAAATGCCAATCCAGTATGATAAATAAAACGATTTATCTTAGAATCATACTCTACACTAGTTGCTGTAATATCTACACAGGCAGCACCTGTACTCATATATTTAGGAATTACAGCATTCTCATCAAGTTTCTTTACTTTTACAGTTATATTATTCATATCCAAACACTGCGTTATATAATTTTCGAAAATTTAATTTTTCAAAGTCAAAGAAATATTTAGAATTTAATGTTTCAAAATATCCCTCTTTCCAATTTATCTTTTTAATCGTTGACGTAGTAAACCATTCGTCTTTGTTACTCATATAACAACCGATACCTTCTCCAAATGCAGCTGTAATTCCATAATGAGTTTTATCAGTAACAGCATGTTTGACATGAATTATTCCGCATTTAGAATTTTGTAGAGCATTATTAAGTTCTTCCGATAAGTTATTATTAATCCTTGCTTTTAATAAAATCTCTACATTTCTGTCAATCATTGGAATTATCTTCCGAAAAATCTTCTTCATTTAATCTATTTAAATAGTTTACAATATTATCTATAGTACATTCATCAGCTTCTGTATAAAACCCTTTTATGGGTATATTATTTTTCCATATACCCACAAAAGGATCTAATCTTGCTGAAAATGCACTTTTACATTTTAAATAACCCTTCTTTTTAGTATCAAAATACCTAGTATCATAAACTTCAACTTCAATATTAAATTGATCTTTTAAGTCTACTATTTGACTACAAAACTCAGGATTATTGCAAGTACATTTAACAGTTATCACGATTTAGGTTTCATTGACACTAAATATCTAATCGCTTCATCTAGTTTTGCTATAATAGGTTTAGGCCAAGTACAATCATAATCAGCCATATCAGCAGCTAAACTTGATCTTGCTGACCTAACAGTTCGGACAACATCTATATAAAGTTCTTTTTCTTTCTTAGTCATAATATAAATGTTTTATTCTTCCGAATTTATTCATGGTAATATTCGTTGTTATAACAATCCCAAGCTACTTCTTTGTATAAATCTATTACTTCTATTTCAAAGCGCATATTGGAACCTGCCTTTTTTGCATTATTACGATACTGTTCAAGTAATTCTTCAGCTTTACGGTATGTTGTACATATATTTACAACGAACGGTTCATCGTCTTGTAGATTTAATACTAAACAAATATTATTAGTTTCCATTTTTCATTCACATTTTGACCATTCACATTGACTACAGTGTTCGCAACCTCCCTCTTTAATGATGTCTGCACCACATTCCGGACATTTCTCACCAGTAATCTCTTTAGCCATATACTTACTAAGTACTCTACAAACTGCAGAAGTAAATGAAGTAATATTACTATTTACCTTCTTTGCTGTTTTAATAATGTACTTAATATCTACATTATGTCTAAGTAACATAGAAGCATATAAAGTAGTTGCTCTTTCTTCAACGTTAATATTTGCAAGCTCAAGTTCTGGAATTACAACATTGTCAGAAGCAAACCTATAATGCATTTTACTCTCTTTAGTAATTATACCTTTATGATTAGGTAGATTTACTTGAAGATTCGGTTTAAATGCAAATACTTCATAAGGTTTATTATCAAGCAGTCCTACAAGAACTATAAACTGTTCTCCATTAGCTTTAACTAAATGAAAATCGGCTTCAAGTTCTTTAGGTCTCTTCTTAGCTACTGTGGTTTTGACTTCTTTCTTATTACCATTTGCACTAAGAATAGCATCACGACTTCCATCTACATAAACGGTAATTCCTTTAAGTCCTTGTTCCCAAGCTTTAATATAAATACCTTTAATGTCTTTTGGTGTAGTGTTAGCAGGAAGATTAACTGTTGAACTTATAGCTGTGTCTACAAATTCTTGTAAAGCGGCTTGCATAGCAACCCTGTTTTCCCAACTAATCTGTTCAGCAGTTACGAAATAATTCGGAAGTTTAACATCCCCAGTAACTTCTTTATACTCTTTAACAACTGGGATTTCTACGTCATACCAAGTTTCTTTACCGTTCAAAGATTCGGTTCTACGTTTATACGAAAGCATGAATTCGGGTTCACAACCAGTGCTTATATTCAACATTGTACCTATCGATCCCGTTGGAGCAATACTAAGTAGTGAGCAATTTCTCAGATGGTTAATCTTCTTAAACGCAGTTACTTCGTCTTGACTAAACGCATTTTGAATTATAGTTGAATCCCAAACTTTAGGATCATATCCTGGGAAATTACCTCTAATTTTAGCTAAATTTATACTCTCAATAACAGCAGATCTAAAAATATGTCTCATCAAAGAGCTAGTAGTAGCAATTGCTTCTTTAGAACCGTATTTAATTCCAACTTTTATTAAAGCATCAGCTAAACCCATAATACCAATACCAATATTACGATATTTCCAAGCCATCTCCCGCTGTTGTTCAAGTGCATGGTTTTCAATATTCTCTTCAAGCACATCATCCATTGCTTGAATGATATAAGACATATCTTCCTTTATAGAATCAACATCTATATATGCTTCTTTTGTATATGGATTGACTACATATTCAGAAACATTAATAGAAGATAAGTTACAGGCTCCATGCCTAGGTAAGGGCTGTTCCTAAATGTTATCATAAGAGCTTTTTATCTCTTACTTCCGGGGATTTCTCCCTTATTATATTCTGATTTAATCATCAGACGGTACGGCATACATTTTTATTAATTCTTTTAATTTTAAAATTATATCTTTTTTACCAGATACACCTAGAACTTTTCCTACAGTTCTAGTATCTTTAACGTTGATAAACGACGCTAAATCATTTAGAAAAGTTAACTTATTCATTTTACAATTAATCACCAAATCTTTATTTTTATTAAGCCATTCTAAAATTAAAGTGTATCTTTCATCTTTAACTTTTTCATAGTTTTCTTTATTGATTTCTGTGGCTAATTCTAAATGTTTAATGTTATCTTTTAGTTTAGCTTCATTTGCACATTCTTGTGAACAGTATTTTCTATTTTTTGCTTGCCACGGTTTCATTTTTATAACCTTATGACAATGTGGACATTCAAAATCTATATAAAAGTTTTCTGCTTTCCTTTTTGCAGTTTCAGTTCCTTTTCTTAAACCTTCTAACATTCTTTCTGCTAATTCTGGATTTTTCCATTTCTCTTTTGTAGTTTCTCCGATTTTTTCTCGGAGTTCGTCAGTATAAACATTACCAACTTTTCCACCAGATTTAAGATTATAGCCTTTATCTCCATTTAAGCAATCAAACTCTTTTATATAATAATCTTCCCAATAATCTAGTTCTTCTTGTGATGCACATTCTTTTAAAACTTCCCAGTCAAAATTTTCAAATCCGTATTTTAATAATGCATTATGAAATTTAACTGTTGTTTTCTTTTGGCAACGTGCGTCTCGTTCATGACCACTTTTTCGATGTTCTAAAGAATGAATTGTCTATCCTACATAGACTTTTCCGTTAATTTTGTTTGTAACTTTGTAAATAACCATAATTTTAAAAATTTAAATTAATATCGGACACTCGTGGGTAGATTATATTTATTCACTACCTATGCTCTACAATGATAATCAGCCTTTCGCAATCTGATTATTTATCACGGTATTCCCAATACAAATATAACACAATCTTCTAATAGTGCAAAATGTTATATAACATTTTAAAATATTTGGTTAGGGTTCACCGTTTTTGCCCGATTTTAATGAGGCGAATCATTCACCACATGGATTACAGGTTTCTATTTGATATTCTGGTACAAATTCCATTAGGTTGTAATTCCTAAATCTATCTGTAAAGATTACACCAGGTTCTGCATATTTACAAGCATAGGTACAGAGAAGATCAAATAGTTCTACAGGGTTTACAGTATAGCCGAATACTTTATCTTTATAATAGAAGGTACATTCTTTCTCGGTAACTCCATTTTTAACTGCCTCCATAAAAGCATCGTCTATCTCAAGAGATAAATTAGCTTTATTAATTTTATTTAAATCAGATTTAATAGTAATAAAGTCTTTAGCTTCAGGATGCCATATATCAAGTGACATGAGAAGAGCACCTTTACGACTCCCGCCCTGACTGATTGATTCAGTCACTCTATTAAAGATTTCCATAAATGGAATAATACCATCTGATTTAAATTGTCCATGAATTAAAGCACCTTTTGGACGAATTTTAGATAATGATAATCCTTGTCCTCCTTGCGCCTTAAAAGTCATAGCGATATTATGAGCAGTGTCCATTATATCCTCTAAGGAATCGTTTACAAAACCGTGAGAATAACAATTTGAGAAAGATCCTTCTTTATCGGTTCCTCTATTAGATAGAGTTCGACCTCCAAATAAGAATTTCTTTTCTCGAATTAATCTTTCAATATTTTCGTCTCCACCACTAACACGTTTAAACCATTGGTCTAGAGTTTCATCTTTGTATCGATATTTGTTGTTCCAGATATCGATACTTAATTGATTATCATTTAACCATTCGTTTACTGTCATATTAGAACTCTAGGATTTGACGAAGTAACAAAGTTTTTTCTGCCATATTGATAAGATCTTTTCCCTTATCACGGGCATTTGTTATCTGCTGAGTAAAGGCATTATATACATCAAACATATTTACAGTATTCATTGTCTGATAATAAGGAGAATCTTCTTCATTGAAGAGTTGCTTATAAGCTCTTATCACATTGTCGGCACTAAGTTTAGCCTCTTGGAATCCGCTATTATATGAACTAGACATAGAATTTCTAATCCATTTACCAAGATGGTTTTCTTGCTCAAACACACTATTTTCAAAATTTGTATTATGAAGGATTTCAAGCGTTTCACGAGTGTCATCTTGCAATTGCAATAATCTATCAAGTGGCTTAAAATCAATTGGAGTTTCAGGCTCTATTGCTTGACAATCCAAATATGCAGGATTAAATACACAAAGATTTGTACAAGCAGAATTCATTGCACCGTTATAAAATTTAGCAACTGGCTTACGAACATCAAGACCAATAATCATACCAATTACACGATCGTGATTATTATAACACATTGAATCCGGCATTACCGCTTCAATATAGACACGATTATAAGTTAAATCTTCAAGATTTTGCTCTCCATCAGTAGTAAGAGTAATCTGGTCTGGAGTTTGTACATGAATTCTAAAATCATCAGTATACTTGCTTAATCTATCAAAGAAAGGATTAACATACTGAGCGGTTGCAAAATAATTCTTGTTTTTAATGATTGTAGGTTTGCCTTGAAGCAAGGCGTTCATTTCAATATCCATTTATAAAAATTTATTAGATGATTAATTAAGATTCTAAAGAATCCGTATTATCTTTATATTTATTTTTAAAATCATTCCAAACCTGATGTACTTTATCTGAATTATAATACCATTCAGCATTTGGTTTAATCTTATAAGGCTTTAAAATTCTGTGAATCTCGTATTCATCTTGCTTAGTAGCTGATTCATTTGTATCTAAGAATATTGTATCAGGATTATGTGTTATATATTTAGGAATGCGTTGAGATTTCCATCTAAACATATCTGCACAATATCCAATTTTAATTTTATCATTTCCGTTAGATATTAGATATATCATTTCTGTTTTTAAGATTACACATTTCTGCGGTTAATAAATAAAAAGAGAGCCAGATTTATCTCAAATCTGACTCTCTAAATAAAAACCTTGGGTTAATTATGCCTCAACACCAAAGCCGATGTAAGTACCAAGCTTAGCATTCTTACTAGGAGTATGAGTAATCTTGAATGCTAGAGGTTCACCCTCGATGATATCGTACTTAATAACACCATTGATGTCACCCTTATAACCCTTCTCGGTATACAAAGCCTTTGCAGCCTTTGCAGCCTCATCCTTAGTACCATAACTCTTACCAAGAATTCGATTAGTCTCAGGATCAATAAACTCAATCACCTTGCCAGGTTTACGCTTACCCTCAGTCTTAACATTCTCAAAGGTATAAGGACGTTCACGAGTATCAGCTACACCACTCTCAACTACGATATAGCAACCGTTACCTGCGCTGAACCGAGTCTTCTTCTGGAGTTGCTCAGCCATAAACTCCTTCAATGCCGTACCAGTCATTGGCTTACCAGCATTCTTCCACGCCTGTGTGCAATCAGCACCTTGAAGTTGAACATTAAATGGGAACTGCTCAAAAGCTTCCTCTTTGTTGTAGGCCTTAGCCTCTACTTGTTTGAAATTAGTCATTGTCATAAAACATTAACATTTTAAAAAATTAATAATACTTTATGTAGAGATAAAACTCTACACTATTTCTTCTCAAATTTATATAAGACTTTTGTCTCATTGTTTGTATTACAAATATAATATAAATTTTGAGACTAGCCAAATATAAAACACTTAAAATTTGTTAAAAAGGTAGCCAAGTAGATAAAATTTCCTTAATTTTTGCTACTTGTTTTTTACCTTCTTTAATACCAAAATCTGAAAATTCGGAACAATTACGCATGGTATCTTCACACATAATAGATAATGCGGTTAAAAATTCCCGCATGGAATCTACCATATCACATTTTTCCATAATTTTCATGATTACTTGATAGCAAGTTACTCCTGGCTTCTTCATTTGAAGCTGATGAGTAACGTTGCATATCAATCCAACTACAGCAAGTCTTTCTTCGATAGACGTATTTAGATAACTTAAAGCAAAAGTCTTATCATACAGATCTTTTAACTCTTCATAAGACATAACCAGTATTATTTTCGGAAATATATAATTCTGCAACTAATTTCATCAGTCTTACATATTCTCTCCAACCTTCAACTAGTTTTTCTTTATCTACTCTAAATACACCAGATTTAAACTCGGGAATAGTACTTACTACTAACATATTTGCTTGAAGACTATCAACAGATTTCATATTATAGTTTTTCATACACCAAGCTTTCATTAACCAACTATAAGCACCCATCTGTCTCCAATAATGGTAAGTATCCATACTATCTCTAAACTTAGGTAAATAATGACCAGTAGTCTTTAGATCATTAAGAACTAATGCATTATTCTCAAGATCAACTGTAAAATTATCTAACTTTGCCTTGAATTTAATAATGGTACTTTTTCCACTTTCTGTATCTACTGCCTTGAAGTCAATAAATAAAGCTGCTTCATTCATAGAAATAGGATCTTCAAATATCCCAGTAGGATGCAATAAATTTTGAACATCCTTATTGTCCATTAAAGATTGAACACAAGCTTTACATTTCTCTCGACTTTTCGGATCAAGATAAATTTGTTCTTTCCTACCTTCAGGAACTTTAATATCGTGTAATACCCGATATTGCCAATAATCTGTACAACTATTGATAACATTCTCAACTTTTTCTTGAGTCATTTTACCTTTATAATAGTTGACTTCATCACTAGCTCTAATAACATCATCGTATGTTACATCTTTCTTAGCTTTAAATACAGGAAACAGTTTATCAGCCATCATTCCTAACTTAGCTGTAGGTCTATCGACTTGTTCATTAAGCTCAAACTCTTCTGGCTGCAAGATAAGTTCATGAACCGCTGATCCTAGGATTAAAGAATCTGAACTTGCTTTGAATCCCTCTTTAAATTTTTCTACGCTACCTCCTTGATCAGGATTGATTAAACTCAATTTACTATTACTTACATATTCACAATACTCTGAGCTAAAATAAGTTTCATCACTTATATCTTTAAATGCTAGAGTTTCATAAATCGGTTGTAACTTAATCATTTATATAATCTTTAAAATTAGGAAATATGTTTAACATAAAGTCATTATACTCTTTTACAATATCTTCATATTTAAGTGAGTATATTCTACCTCCAAACTTCCAATCCTTATTAAACTCGGAGTTCATAAGTAGACAAGGAATTCCTTTAGAATTTAAATCAATAAAATTGTGAATCGAATCGTCAATAAATACATCTACTTTACCTCTGATTGTTTCAGCTTTACTAATTTTATATCCAGGAATTTGATACAATGGACAACTAGGAAATTTGTTTCGTCTTAAAAATTCTCTGGTCCAATTTTTACTATTAACTCTTGAAGAACAATACAATCTAGGTTTAAAATCTGGATAGTTTATAACTTCTAGATTTAACCAAAAATTTCGCTCATGTATCAAGATGTTTTCAACATTTCTAGTAATTGCCCACTCACATTTTGGCCATTTCTTAAACCTTTTAATGTAGCCACCATTAAAATCGGCAAGTACTTGATCTATATCCAGTCCGATTCGCAATTTCTTCATTCAGAATTCTTCTAAATCATAGATATCACCTATAAATAGCTCATGGTCAGCACATTCTTCTAAGAATTTATCCCAATCATCAACAGAAACCCAGTCATATGTCTCTCCTAAAGACTTTATGAACTTATCTTTAGCATCGTTGAAATTCTTAGCTGATACTGACTCAATCCAGATATCATCTATGCTACATATAGGTAACAAATATTTATTCATATTCGTCAATATTCGTTAATTCTGAAAGCTCAATAATTTGGGCATTATAAAAATCACGAGCTACTTCTAATGGATTTAGTTGCAAACCATAGTAATTCTTAGCCTTCTTTTCAGCTTCTTCATAAGTGTTGGCTTTAATTACAATAGGCTCACTAATACAATCGTCTGTTAAAATAAAAGTTTTCATATTGTTTCAATTTGAGTAAAATCAACTTCGGATAAATCAAAAGTAGTTTTAATAGTATCAAACACTGCTTCTGGATAATGCTCAGTAAAATACTTAGTCACCTTATTTATATACTCTTTCTCACTGTCAGCAGTAACTCTTATATACTTATCACCTTCCCAATCTAAAACTAATCTATCAATCATTCTTATAAATTTTTAATAATTCATAAAAGAAATCTATATCTACCATTGCTATTGAACCTGGACTTGGGGAACCATCGGCTCCAGTTTTTTTCCAACAAATAACAAATGGTTTATCTTTTAAAGGACACTCATCACGAATAGTAAAATAATTGGGACTATTTTGTAGATATTTAGCTTGAATATAAATAGGAAGTTTGTTATTAACGTCAATAATATCTACTTTAGCATTATCAATATTTTTACTCTGAGATCTTGAACTGACACAACCATCATATCCAATTTCTTTAAGTTTATTTATAATTTCTAATTCCCAATTGTTTCCCTTAGACTTGTTTTTCTTAGCTAACTTACTACGTCTAGTTTTTTCATCAGCCCAACGACAATAAATACCATCTTTTTTACCTGTTCCTTCTCTACTACAGCGTGATTTTATAGAAGCTTCCGATAGTCCAGTAGCTTCAGCAGCTAATTGTGGATTATCAAAGATTTCTATATGCCCATCTTTAAATGTTATTTCTACACTTAAATTTAAGTCTTTCTTTTTACCCATTAAAACATATTATCAACTGTAGCTACACGAAAGCATTCATTAAACTTTTCTACTAAATCTTTTTCATGTTTATCGTATAATTTATTAAATATAGGTATCAAACTACAATATTCTTCTTCTGTAAGTGACATTTCTATCGCATCCCAATAATCAGGTAAATATATACGAAGATAATAATGTGTTTGATTCCTTTCAAGACTGCATCTAAATTCTTCTTTTGTAAAGCAATTCTTTATTGCTACATATTTTTCTATAGTTTTATATTTACCCCATATTCGAGTTACTTTAAATGTAGTATCATCTTGAAGAACTTTGTTTAACATATCTTGAATTTGATCAAATGTTAATAACTGTTTTTCAATATTTATAAGTTCCATATTTATTGTATAATTTTTGAATAGCTGTAACTAAAGCTTTCTTTCTAACCTCTGGATTATATATCCAAGGGTCTAAAGTATACTGATCATCTATAAGTGACTCTACGTTTCTAATAATTTCGGTTACATAATTGTCAAAGTTCTCATCATCACTTTCTTTAATCTTTGTTTTAATGATAATCTCAACTAATTCTGAATTATTAAGAATTGTTTTCTTATTCTCTGGATCATCAATTTGCTCTGCAAACGCTTCTACTATATTATCACAATCAATTATATCACCAAAATCAAAGTCTTTTAAATACTGATTTAGGAATTGTTCTAGATCTACTTCTTGAAATACTGGTTTATATTCTTTTAAGAGCTTCATATTATTTATATACTTAAGTTCAAGCTTTTTTAGACATTTATAATTTCGTTTAAATAATAATCTTTTGTATACTCTCTTAATTTATGATTAATTTTATCGAAGTATACTTTTATTATATTATATTCTTCTTTTGATAAACGAATCCTAAATTTTATATGTCCTGGTCTTGATATTGTAAGCACTCGATTGTCCTCAAAATCTCCACAGCTTATAACAAAATCGATTTCTAAATTTTTAATATAGTAATCGTCAAAATATTTATTTTTTACAACGTATTCATCATTATTAACAATATTATCTAAGAATTTTTCTACTGTCTTAAATCCAATTTCAGACGATTTAATGTCCATTATTTCTGCCATATTTATTATACAAATTTCTAACTTTTTCTAATATTATATTACTTCACGATTTTCTTAAAAACTGCTTTTCCTCCTTTGAAGTTTTCTATAATTATTAATCCTTCATCCTCATAACGCGCATAATCTTTAAATATTCCTGAATATGGTTTCCAACCTTCTTCAAAATCTAACCATATTGAAATTGACTTATTTTCTGGTATGTCGATATAAAGAACTTGTTCATCAGGTTTGAAGTTTAATGCTTCGGGAGTTAATGCGATTTCGTCTATTACTTCGTTGTAATCCGCATCTTCACCTATTTTTCCGTATAATTTCATAATACAGATTTATAGCTTCTTCTATTCCGTATTTCTTTATAAAATCACTTACATCTTTACAATGATACTTTAAAGGAATCCAAAATGGGATTATATCAGGAAATTGTTTCCTAAATTTATTCATATTGTGAAGCCCTGCTAAATCATTATCATAAAATATAACAATCTTTTTAAATCGTTCTTTAATTTTTTTATACTGAGCTTCTGATAAGAATAAGTTTTCAGAATTCGGAGCTATAGCTGGTATACCTAATTCATAAAGAGACATTACATCTTTCATAGCTTTTGTAACTACTATAAGGTCTCCTTCTTTTGGTAATTGTTTAGCACCTTGTATCATAGATGCTTTCCAATTACTTACAAATTTAGGTTCTTTACTTCTATGATTAGGCATATAAATTCTCCAAAGTTCAATACCGTTACTATTCTTTCCTCGATAATATCCAAATATAGGATGTTTCTTATCAGATCTTGTAAAAATGTATCCATTAATCCAAACGGTAGCACAAGAGAAGACCTTAAATTTCTTCAAGGTCTTCTCTGTTATACCGTATTGTTCCCAATATTCTAAATCTTCCTTAGTAAAATCTTGAATCTTTACTTGTATAATACAATCCTTAGATTCTTCAAAAGGTTTATTAATTATTTCTATCGGTTTTGTATTCTTTTCTAAGTTCTTGGCATTTATATATCCAAAATCATTCGCAATGATTCGTAGGGCTTTCTGATACGAACAGTTATATTTACACATTACAACTGATATAAAGTTACCAGAAAAGTCAGTGCCAAAATCTTTAAAGATTACATCACCTTTAGCGTTCTTGTAAAATGAACAAGTAGGTTTAGAATCACTTCTCAGTGGACTTTTAAATAAACCTTTTTTTACAGGTAGATTTAGATAATAGGATAAATATGTTTCTTGAGTATTCTTACTCAGTAAATATTCTTTATTAATTATAGGTTCTAATTCAAATTTCATAAGCATTAACATTTAGAACCTAAAGTTAATCACTTATTTTTAAATATCCAAAAGATCATCTACATTATCCAAAGAATCATCTGTAGTTAAGTCATCAACTTTACTAGGTGTCTCTGCCTTAGCAGCATCCTTTGTCTTAAGCTCATATGCAGAGAAACTCAGATTATCGCCGAGCCAACGATTGCTGATATATACAGAATCATCGCTGCTACTAATACGAACAGCATTGCGAGGAATATCTGCATAGCCACGGCTATCAGCTACAAGCTTAATATTGGTCTTAGTACCGACTGCTCCCTTAAGAATCTTAGCGATATATTCATAAAGCTTATCAAATTCATCTGGAAGGTCAACTACAATCTTACCAGCAACTTTAGCATAAGCATCCTTGGCAAGAGTAGTACAAATGTACTTCAGTTGCTCCATCAGAACCTCTGCATCAGCAGGCAGTACCCACTTACCACTAGAAGACTCACCACTTCTACGCTCGAATCCGTTCTGATTAGGACAGAAGAACATCTTAGAATATGTACCATTCTCTCCTTCGAAATTAAACTGCATTGCTGCCCAATTGTTACCATTCTGAGATGTTCCATTCTTATACTCAACACCCTTAAATGTTACTTCATTAATAGTCCAAGGCTTCAAACGTGGAACCGATACTTTTGCTTCTGTTAAACCAAATTTCATAATTTAATAAATTTTAAAAATTAAAATCAACATCTGACAATTCGTACTTAGAATCGTCCTTAATATCTTCCTCAAAATCAGCTTCTTCGATAATATCTTCTACCAAAGAATCGTCAGTTGGGATTTCTATATTCTCATCTTCTACAACTTGTGAACTTTCTGGAATAATACCTCCATCAAGTTTAAACAAGCCATTTCCATTATCAATTAAGGTAAATACTGAACCGTATTTAGATAGTTGTTCATTATTAGAACCTCGGAAACTAACCGTTTGGGATTTAGTAATTTTATTACCATTCTTATCTCCCCAAGCTTCATTATTTCCGATAAGAGGAACTTCAATACCATTTATTATCTTATAGCGTATATCTACTCTATCACCAGCAGTTACGTGCAGTACACTCATTGCTGCATTATTAAGATGATACTTATTCTCAAACAACTCTAATTGTGGTTTCTCATTAGGATCTACCTTAATCTCATCTTTTACTACTTCGGATTTTAGTTCCTTGTAGGTGTTTGTCATAGGGTCAAAATCAAATGTTAAAAGGACTTTTACTATCATTCTCCATTATTATAATTATCAATTACTTTAATTATCTCTGCTACATCATTATCAATTAGCAAATCTTCAAACATTCCCATTGGAGTCTTTGCTACATGTTCTCCATCTGTATTTGTAAGGAATTTATATTCCATATGTTCACCATCACCACTCTGAGGAAGAGCATAGAACACATAGGTGAACAATCCTTCTGGAGTAATCTTTTCATTAACCATTTTTCCCACCGTTTTAAGCGAATAATGAGGATTCATCGAATCACCAGTATTCTCACTATGAGAAGTAAAAATTAATTTAAGATCATCACGTAGAAAATCTGCTAATCGCAAAAGGTCGGTAAAATCTCCACCAATATCACTAAATTTCTGGAAACCTGTTTCACTTCTTCTATCCATATAAGCAAAACTCATAGTATATTGAAGATCATCAACTACAATATTCTTGATTTCCGGTCTTTTAGCATTTACATACTTAATAATTTTGCCTATCTGTGTAGAATTAGCAGTTTGATACCAATTACCAGTAAGATGTTCTTTAGTATCAAATTTAGTGTATTGACGTTTCCAACCTCTCCAAGGAAGAGGCTTAGAAGTAGTAGTAATAATAAAAGTTTCTTCTGGATTCAGATTACGAAGAGATGTAGTCTTACCACACCCTGATTCGCCTAAAATAAGCATAGTTTCTGCTGCCATTATAGTGTAATTTTAATGTTATTATTAGATTTAGTTTCTGGTATTTCTAAATCGGTATCTTCTAAACACCAATAGGGTGTTTTATATCTTGTATAGTCGGCTATTTCATCTGGTTTAGGTAGTTCTTTAAATATACCTACACTTCCGAAAAAGTTCACAGCATCCATTATATCGGATGTTCCAAATCGAGATTTTAATAAGATACAAGCCAAGAAATTATGACCTATTTCTTTAATATTATATCCTCGATAACTAGATAATTTAAACTTAATTGGAGCATGTAATGCAAATACTACTTGACTATCTTCATACATAGCAGCTGAATCCTTAAAATCCGACATATCGGGTTCCTGCTGTCCTTGTCTAAGACGTTCAGCATTATTTGCATTTCTATTAAATTGCATAACATGAATTGGAGATATATCGTATCTATTACGCATCGTTACAGACTTAGAAGATATTAAATCCATTTCATCTTTCTTTGAACGTCCAGTTGAAGCACGAATTAAGCTCATATGATCTATCAGAACTGCAACTATTTGTTCAGAGTTATATTTATTATAACTTCCGTCAGATGTGAATTTTCCAAATCTTTCTAAATCTTGTAATACGAACTTTTCATACTTTTCAGCATTAAGAGTACCTTCATGAAATATGATTCTTTTGTCTAGAATGTCTAAGAAATCATTTGCTTGCTTAACAAGTTCATATCTTTCATCAGACAAATGAGTGTCTCTACCTCTTGAGAATAATTCCTTATAACTAATTTCTTCTCCATAATGTTCAAATATATACATACTGAGAAGTTTAGCATAAATCTGAGCTTGAGTCATCTCTAGACTAAAGAATATCCAATAAGGATCTCTATTTGCATAAAGAGGATCATTCATGTATGCTTTTAACGGTTGATATATAAATGAATAGAGCATCATAGTGGATTTACCTACTCCAGATTGAGCTGCAATCAAATAAGAAGTTCCAGGTAAAAATCCATCCATACAATTCTCCATTTTAGGTAATCCTATAGGTAATCCTATATTCTTACCCATTCTACCTTTATCAATAAGTTCGAATAACTTTTCTTTTCCTGACATCATAACTCAGTCATAATATCAAAGGCCATAGCACCATTACCATTCTTAATATCTTCTATACTAAGCCAGGTTTTACTGATAACAAAGTCAGCAATATTCATGTTCAACAATCTACATTGGTTTTCTTTAGCCCAACGTATTAATTCTAAAACATGTTCATGCTTTTCTTTATTCCAGCTTACTGCTCGACCATACGCAAAGAAAAAATCATCTTCACTATTGAATTTTTTAGCAAAGTTTCTTAACGGAACTTCACTACCATTTATTAAACCGTAACTCGGATATTCCATAAAGAACTCATATCCAAGTTCACCACTATACTTTCGATAACTATTTAAAAAATTCTTATTAAATTCCACTGTTTCGGGATCAAAAGATTCTCCTTTCTTTGGAATTTTATAAGATTTCAGAATTACTTGTTTATTTTGTAGGTTTACAAGTACTTGTCGTAAATCAATATCACTAAAACTAAGATAAGACCTTAGAAACTCGCTATGTCCTTCTTCTGGACTACTAAGAAATAATAAATCAACAATATACATTTCCTCTGCTGTTAATCTATATTTCTCCATTAGTCCCAATTGATTTTCAATAGATAATTCTTTCAATTAGATTTACATTAAGATTAAACTACAAGTATCTCTAATTGAAGCGGGCTTAGTCTTTTCTCAAAGTGTTAACCCTTTCGTTTGTAATTAAACTTATCTTCTATGTATTTTATAAATTCAGACTCTAATTCGTCACGTCTTACCGTTAATGCCATATATGTGTTATTAGTAATATCCATAGACGGATTATCCTTTAATACAGCATAAATACATAAAAGTTCTAACATCTTTTCACTTATCATTTCAATACAGTAATTAAATCATCAATGTTTATTTCTTTACCATTGATAATGATTTGTAATTCATCAATATTCCCTTCTTTATAATTAAGAATCATTTGTAGTACATCATCCATACTCATACAATCTGAATATGCACTATTAGTACCAATAACTGATATTACTTCAACCATATCAAAATCTCATCTTACTTTTTATTTGTTTATTTTTCTTTTTAGTAAACGGTTTACCTTCAAGAACATTAATCAAGTTCTCCTCATCAATAGTTATATAGTCTTTATTCGTGTTGCTGTTTTGAACAAATATGTTATCCTATAGGCTTTTTATCCTATAGTTCTATATGTTACCATATAGTTCGGCGTACATTTTCATCTTCAACTTTACTTGTTAAGATGATGGACACTCTTGGAGATATTTTATTCTTCTATTGAAGGTTCAATCTCTACGCTCTACGGTGTTTCAGACTCTTTAGTTTCTGAAATTACCTCGATGTTGTCCTTTATTATAAAAGGAGTTTCTTCGATTTTGTCCATTTGTAATTCTAGTGATTTCTCTACTAAAACGGCTTCCTTTTTTAATGGGATATATACAGAGCTGTGAAAAACTTTGTAATTAGTATTTGGAACAATATATGGGTTATCTATAGTAGCATGATTATATTTTTTAAGAGTAGATTGACTAGAGGCATTCATGAATTTAACTGCTTCTGGACATGTACGAAAATAATTATATATATTTCCATCATCCACAATTAGATAGTCTAAAGAACCAGAATTACTTTTATAATGCATTATATTTTGAAATACGAAATTTTTCAAATCTGAAATATATTCATATTCTCTATCTAAAACAACATATTTTCGTTTAAATACAGTAGCATTAATTTTTTCTAAACCGAATGCTCTACTCTTAGTTAATTTTTTAGCTGCATCTGCCGGTTTATCAAATATTCCAGCCAACGTCCAATTTTCAATATTATAAACATATACTTTAAATAAGTTTTTAACTGTAGTAAAACCCTCTGAATATTTTTTTATAATACTTCTTCGTATTTTTTCTTTAGTTTTTTCAGAATGTGTTTTTACTACAACATCTTTTTGTATATTAAATTCAGGATGGATCAAGTCTATATAATATTGTTCCTTGTTCCATTGTTCTTCAAGTTGACAGAACTCGAGAATCCCATAACAAAAAGCATTTTCTCCATATTTATTGTATGAATTTTGTAAATGTTGGCATGAATGTTCATTTCTAGACAAATCCCAAAAATGTCTTCTTAATCTACATCCTAAATCTTTTGATGATCCTACATATCTTTTACCATTTATCACATTAGTGATAATGTAAACTCCAATTTTGCCATTTAAATTTTTATTAATTTTCATATTTTTGTATTTATTTGTTAATATACAAAGATATGAAATATATTTATAAGTTCCAAATAACCGTGTTAAAAAATAAAAACCACGTTTGTTCAACTGTTCCCTTAAGTACAAGATTAAAGACTTCAGCTGTTTTACCTTCAGCTGCTCGTATTACTCTACCAACAGATTGAGTTTTACGAGTTTTACTACTATCAAATCCAAGAACTACTGCTACAGATATACTAGGATCATTAAATCCTTCATTCAGTCGACGTATACTATTTATTACTCCGGTAGTCTGCGTTAAGAATTCTTCAAGCTTTGCACGTCCTTTTACTTTACTATCTTTACCTGAATAGACTTGTCCGTATTTAATCTTTTCAGCCATACTAATAGTATTACTGAAAGTTATACATTTTTTATCCTGTCTATGTTCAAGTATAAGATTAGTAAGTTCAATCTTCCGAGGATGATTATTTATATACTTCTTCCTCTCTTGCATAGCTTTTCCGAATCCTTGAGCATGTCCCATTAGAATTCCGAATTCTTCAGATGTAAGATTATGTTGCTTCTTATAACTTAACCTTGCTTTCCAATCAGTATGTAAACTCATTGCTAAAGCAAAATCATAGTTAAAGTAACTAAAATGATCGTTAAACTTCCTATTCCAATCATTATATACATCTATATCATCTGGCTCTATAAGAACTAGATACTCAGTATAACTTGATAACCAACCTTTAGCAATTGCTTCGGATATAGTTACTTCAGCTACTACTGGACAATACTTAGAAATAAGTTGATCACGACCATCTAATCTTTCGAAAGTAGCAGTTAATCCTAGAATTAATTTGTATTTGATGTTAGAGAATGTAGAAAATAGAGTTTCAGCTCCTGTCCTTTGAATTTCCGATGACTCTTATATCTTTCAATATAAGTCCGACTATATCTTAACTTTTATTATGTGCCAAATATACAGTAACCTTTTAAAGGTTTTCTTTTTCTCCAATAATCACTTACTGTACATGCAGCTAAATTTACGTCTTTTGCTAATTCAGCTAAAGATTTGTATAACTTATCGTTATATTTAAATTTATATAATTTTTCATATTCGTCAATGTTTATTGTTTTTTCATTAGACCAATATGAATTCTTATATATCTTTTTATTCTTTATTGCTCTATGAATGCAACCTTTATCATAACCGTATTTTTTAACAATTTCTTGCTAGTGTGTAAAAGTTTCAATTAAATTTCCAGATAAATCGAATTGATGAACTTGCTTCATTGATTTTGCATTATTATTTTTCTTAGCAATTTCATCGTGAATATTAAAATTAGGATTTTCTACATCAGAAGTATAAAAAATATAGAAACCTTTACTAGTTTTCGATCTTTTATTTAACGTGTTATTAATAGCTGTACGTTTTATTCCATATTTTTCTTCCACATAAACACAGGATGGACAATTTTCTACAAGATTTCCATCTTTATCAAATAAAGTTATAGGTTTAAAATGTCCTTCTCTACTTCGCTCTATAGAAGATTTACTTCGTTTTTCTTTAGTAATAATACCTTTACCGCCTTTATCTAGATTCATTAATTTACCACCTTCATTATATTTTTTAATATAAAATTGTTCTAATTCTTCCCATTTATCTTCGGAACAAGAATCAATTTCCTTATAAAGAATATCTATACCTTTCTCATATTTCGACCACATCCACTTATGAACAGGAAGTCCACGTTTTTCTGGATGCATAGCGCAATATTTATGCTATGAGAAACGTTCACTAACTTTTTTTACGGTTACTCCAACATATCGAATTTCATTAGGAGCATCACTTGCACTTAAAACATAAATTCTATAAATTTTTTCTTGCATAATTAAAATTTTTAATAGTTGATATTATGTATCTTAAACTATGCAATAATAATAAAAGTTCTCCCCATTTCCAAATAAATACATCAAATTGATATAAAACTATTTGTACTCCAATTTATGGATAGTCTGTGAACCTTCACCTTATGTATCATAAGGTGCTTGGATGCTGATTGTCCAATCTATCTAATTTTCAAACTATCACGCTTACTATTACTAGTTACGTTGTAGTTTAGATAGCTCTAAGGAGTTTCCAGCAATTAGAGGAGTTTAAACTCGACAATTTTATTTATCGAGTACGAGCATTGTACACTCATATTCGTGTCTACTTGCATCAAAATAAGTATGAACTTCTGCGTTTAAATTGTTATCAGCTAACTCTTTTTCCCACTGAACTCTAATTGCATCAGAAGGTACTACAACCATCACTTTATGTTCAGGATGCTTAGTTTGAAACCTTCTAATAGCAATTAAAGCACTTCTAGTCTTTCCAAAACCCGTGGGACAAAGAAGAGTACCAACACACTTATGTTTAACCCATTCTTCTACTAGTTCTTCTTGACGTAATGTTCTTTCGTAATTAGAATCAAATAAATTCATTCACGCCTTTACTTTCAAGAACGCGCTGAATTTGCTTTTTTCTATTTTCCCATTGACGAATATGAAAAGTAATCTCAGATTCTAGAGCATATAAAATTCTATTTCGTAAAGTTTCTAATTGTAAAGTAGACATTTCTGAATACTTTTTATTTCTTAGACTTACCATAGCTTTCATTTGCTCTAAAGATAATCCTTTACTATTCAATCTTACTTTATGTTTAGGATTAACTCCTAAATAATTAAGAATAAACTCTGGAGTTAATTTTTGTTTAGGTAATTCTTTGCGTTCAGATTCACTTGGCCAAACACCTTGTCTAAGAATGAAAGAGACAGTAATATACTTCTTAAGGAATAATCCTAAAGTATCCATACAACCATCCAATACCATTGTAACTGGTAAGTTCTTAAATTCATAAGGACATTGACCAATAATATTATCTAATATTAAACTATTTTTATCTAAGTTTGGATTATTTTTAAAGAATGTCATTATGACATTCATAAAACTAAAACGACTTATCTGGTTTTCTTTATTAAGCCATCTAAGAAACAGTTCAGTATTACATCTATTGCGTTGATCTTGTATAATTTCTAGCATCATTTTCCTACCAGGAGTTTTCTTACTAGAATTATTAATCATTTTGTCACAATAGTTATAATACTCTTTAAGTTGATCAATTGAACAATCAACAAGTTTAATTGTTTCTTGTTTAAATTCATCACCAACTTTTACCTTTGGACCTTTCCAGATATAATTATTTATATCATTCTGCTTCTTAGAGAAAGCTTCTTTTAATCTGGTTTCCATCAACATAATTACAAAACTATATTTTGTTGTTCCTTCTTCTCAAATACGAAATTTATAAAGTGAATATCAGTATACTTATATGGTATAAAAGTATTACCATCATACCATTTATCTATACCTCCAATTACCTCCCTATATTTCACGTATCCTCTATCTCCTATATGTAAAATATCAGTTTCCCATCTTGGAAATCTAACACACATAAGGTATTTATGCAATACATCACATTCGTCTAAATTACGAAAAACGTATGTGGTATATCCTTGATCTTCCTTTAAAGTTATTAATTCACCGTGAAATACATTCGTATTTCCTACATCCATATTTTGCAAAGTCACAAACCATGTTCTCCATACCTTCAAAGCACATAAACTTAGCACAATCTTTACAACTGCGTTCAGGATATTTATACTTGATTCCTTCTGAATCTTTTAGTATGTCAATCTTCTTCTTTTTCATTTTATTAATATAGCTATAATACTAGTTATTGCTACACCAATTAATGAACCAGTTAAGAAACTTTTAGTTCGGCTGACTTTACATTTCTTTCTCAAGCTTTCATAATCAGTTTGTAAGTTAGTATAATCAATAACTCTTAAAGAATCTATTTTGCTATTATTAGCAATAATGCTGTCTAATAGATTTATTTTACTTTTGAGATCTTTATTCTCAAGAGTTAATTTATGATGTTCTAAGAATACTAAATTTGTTTGCTTTAACTGTTCATTAGTTATTTCGACTGTTGAATCCGTTAAAGCTCTTGGATAAGTATTCTGAGAAAAACCACATATCACTATCGACAGATTGATTAATAATAATACTACAATTCTTTTCATACCAATTATTAATACTATCTAATTTAGAGTCAATAGAATCTACTTTCAACTGTAAAGAGTCATTAACACTTTTAATTGAATCTATTTCAGTTTTAGTAGGTTCTATTGGTTTTCTAGTACAAGTGAATATAGTTATAGTTGCTATAATTAAAATTAAGCATCCAATAACTGTCCACGTTTTTCTTTCCATCGCTTTTCGGCATTACGATAACCTGCAATATAAGATTGAGGATCGCGCTTAAAGTATTCAGCTTCCTGTTCCAATAGAGCTTGAACCATTTTAGTATTTATAAGTCCTGCATGTGAAGCATAAATCTGCTTTCCTTTACCTTTAAGCGCTTTACCTACAGCAATACGTTTACCAATTTCTTCATCATATTTATCCTCTACATTACGTACAGATATTCCGATAAGAAGATACTTTTCTGTTGGTACTGCATAATCATCAAAGTAAGCAAAGTTATCACCATATTTAACATAACTCTCAGGATCTGGTACATATACATCAGCTTTAAGGGGCAGAGGTACACTTACCGCGGCAAGAATAAATTCACGCTCGATACCAGCATAATCCACAAATTTGTCAATTTTAAATTCGGTTTTAATGTTCTTGTTCATATCAATTTAGAAATTTCTTGTTGGATTAATAACATATCTTTACTATTAGCACTAATATTAGCTGCAATTGTTACAATATGTTTAAGTTTACAATGCTTTTTAATAAGTTTAGCAATAAAACCTTTAGTTACTTCACAAGGAGCTTGTTCCATAAGTTTATAAAGTTCTTCAATTCTTTTTGTTTCATAGTCTACTGGACATTGAAAACAATCTGAAACTTCAGGAACTTTGTCTATTGCAGGAATAGTAAAACAATACTCATCAAATAACAAATACTCCTTAATTTTACCTTTAATACACATAGTTTTCTCAGCTAATTTCCAATAGAACTCAGCTAATCCACATAAACCGTGAGTCTTAAAGTAGATTCCGATGGATGTGTAGAAATTAACTCCGAAAAGTTCGCAACCGATTTGTTGTACCAATTCATTGTTGAAAGTCTTTTCCACTTGAACAGGCTTCTGTACTTCCTCTTTCTCTGGAGTTTTTTCCGGTTGTTCATTAGAAATTATTCTCATTTTGTAATCTGATTACCACATACATTACAACGATAGATCTTTGCTGGAATTTCTTCTTCTTTCTTTTCTGCTAAACGAATGGCCTTACTGTTAATAAGACTCCAAGTAGTAACTTTTCCACACTTTGGACACTTACGTTCAATCGTCAGCGTCAGTTTTTTCTTCGATGCCATAATTCTTTAATGTTTCTTTTAATAAATTTAATTGATCTTTGTACGATTCCAAATACTCCCGTAGAGTATAAGTATCTTTCTTTTTATCTAAACGATAATTAATAATTATCTTAATGGCACGTTCTAGAGGCATGCCATATAACGGATCACTCCATTCTTCTCGTTCAGGCTTACCTCTAGGACGAACAGTTCTCATAACTTCAAGGTCAAAATGAGAACTCATACCATCATTTGTTAATCGAAAATC